CCTGATCGGGACAATGCGCTCATTCCCTTGACCGGGTCATTGAGTGCTTTGCCCATCATCATCGCCGCCGATGACACGTCCATGCCCAAAGCCTGTGCCATGTCGAGTGCAGACTGCGTTGCACCGGCGAACTCCATGCCTTGCACCTGCGTAAAGGTGGCAAGCACATTCTGTGCGCCGAGGATTTGGTCATCGGTGAAGAGCGATGCACCGGCAGAAGCACTCAGTGCTTGCGCCATCTCACCCATCTGTTCGGCAGTGTAACCCGCCGCCATGCCGGTGGATTCAACCACGGCTTGGGTCTGGCGAAACGCCGATTGCCACCCAGCCGCCTCGCTGATGCCTTCGGTGATGAAGCTACCGATGCCACCGACGATGCTTGAGCCGATTTGTGACGCCGCATTGACGGCAAATCCGCCGATGCTTTGAAATGCACCACGCGCGATTTCGGTGAGCCCGCTGAACTTCGAGCCTTGTTTATCCGCCGTTTCGCCGACGTCCTTAATGGCGTTCTCGACCTGCTTTGCAGCAGGTGATACGTCATCTTTGCCGGTAAAATTGATGACTACGGTCTCGGCCATGCTACTTCTTCGCTTTCTGCCGTCTCGCCTTGACCTGCGCTTCGACCTCTAGCATGGCCAAGTGGCGTCGTATGATGCGCCATGGTGGCAGGTGCAGTGGTGAGCAATGGTAGACGTCACGGCACATCATCAGCTCTATGTACTCCAGCGGTGCAGGCTCCTGCGTCCACAGGTGTGCCAGCACCGCCGTTTTTAGTTTCCCACGTCATCTGCCATCATCTCCTTGACGATCGCTTGTGCAATCAGCTTGAGATGCTTGGCAGGTAAATCGAGCACGCTCATACCTTCTGGCAAATTGAGACATCGCTCGTAAATCGGTATCATCTTCTTGATGTCGTTGCCGGCATCTTGAATGGCTATCAAGTCGCGAATGGTCAGGTTTTCGCTGTTCACTGTGTACTGCATGGGGGCATCTCCATGTAAATGCTGATGGATCCATGGGCATCTCACCATATCGGTGTGTGGTGGCTATGCGACGGATGCCCGACGTCGCACCGCCCAGATTATGTGGTGTAGGTGATACCAGGTGCGCGCACCGTGATTGAAGCAGTCACTGGCCCAGCTGACGATGCGTCGACGGCTGGGTAGTCGATGCTGACGATGTAGCCACCGGCCAAGGTCTCAATCTGCTTGCCAGAGGTGCCCCGTGGCTCCCACTTGACTTGCACGAGGCTCTGCGCTTGGAAGGCTGCTTCGGCAACTTCCCAAAGCTCGGCAGCAACCTCGGTGTAGAGGAAGTTGACGGTGACTTCGACCGGCTCCTCTTTGCCCATCAGAATGATGGCGTTGTTGCCATCGAACGTGTAGGCTTCGCTATTGACGATGCTGGCGGTGGTCACGTCAACACTCTGTGTCCATCCAGAGTGGTCAACGTAGGCACCTGCAGCAATTTTGAGTGATACGGCGGCGGCGGCTCCGCTAACTGCGCCGGTAGTTTGTGGCATGGCGATAATCTCCTATTGAATGATGTCCGATACGGTCAACGTTGCCGTGACCACGTCGTAAAAACGTCCCGACGCTTGTGGCCATTCCTGCACTTGACTTCGCAGTGATGCACCGACGAGCGTCCACGATGGATTGGTTATGGTTCGCAGTGCGTCATGGTACGCAGACATGTAGCCCTCCATGCTTGGTGCGATGTCCTTGAGCCCGATGCCCATGCCTGCACCTCGCAGAAGCGCAACATCCACGATGGTCCATTCGGTCTGCATGAGATGACCACTGCCACCCAATGTGCGTGTCTGTAGCCGATTACTCTGCATCCCGATCGCACTGATAATCCGCACTGGCAGGTCAGCGACCTCAACTGCGTTTTTCAGTGTGGCACCACGGTACACCGTCATGCTATAACCAGTGATGGTCATCGCCTCGAGTGCGTCGATGATTGGGTCAAGGTGTGCGCCCATTATGACCTCCGTGTGTAGGTCTTAAGGATTCGCATTGCATCGCTCATTGTGCTACCTGACTGTATCACCACGCCATCGGCACTGATAATCGGAGCTGGTAATCCTGATGTACCCGGGCGTTGCTCATAGTAGTGCTTGCACATGATGAGCGCAGCCTGCTTGATGTCTGCTGGCACCGTCTGACTATAGCCCCATTTGCCGGTGATGACGATACTCGCGTCATGGTCACCTGTCCAGTAAATGCCCTTGTCCGCTTTGATGCGAATCTGTCCATACGGTGGCGCCATGTTGAACGGCAGAAGCGTGACGTCGTTGATGTTGATGGCGACGCCGTCTCCATTGGTGATGGCGGTGAGTTCATACAAATCCTCGCCAAGGTTCAGCGTGATCGCATCAAGCGTATGTCCGCCATCGACAAAGCGCCGTGGGCTGAAGTAGTGCGCATGGATGGTCACCGGTGGACCGTGGCCGTGCGTTGATTCCAGCTCAAAGTGACGATGTGTGCGTGTGGTGATCTCGCGCGTCACATTGTCGATGATTTCGCCCAGCAACGTATCTTCAGATGCTGAAGTAATGCCGAGGTATCGCTTTAACTCTGTGAGCTCGAGATACGCCATTACAGCACCTTCTTTTTCGCTGGCTTCGGCTCTTCAATGGCCACGGCTTGACCTTGCTCGACAAGAATCTGTGCTTCCTTTTCGTCCATCTCAACGATGTCACCGGGTGCATGCACAATCAGCTCGCCTTTGGGACCAAGTTGCGCCATGGCGTAAATTAACTGTATCTTCATGGCATCTCCAATCGGTGCGCTGACGTTGCCATCAGCGCACCGAGGTTGTTATTAGGCGTGCTTGCCGATTGCGAAAGCCTCGGGCTGCGTGACGTCGCCACCAAAGCGCCACTTGGCGATCATGTAGGTGACGCCGGTGCGTGGGTTGTAGTCACGCTCAATCTGCACACCAGCGGTGCGCTCAGCGAAGGCGTAGTAGCTGAAGTTACCGAAGATGAATGGCTCGTTCGCTGACGTTCCGTAAGCCTGTACGCTCTCGCTGAGTGCGACTGGCCATGATTCGATGCGGCGTACGCCACCCTCCATGCTGGTCAAGAGCATGCCGGTGTTCGTGAGGTCAAGACCACGAGCGACGCCCCATGTTGCATTACGCATAATCCAGCCGGTCTCGCCGTTGGTCATGTATGCGCCGTTGATGGCGGTGCTGATGCTCAAGATTTGTGCGCTGGTTGCCGAGGTGGCGCCGAGCGTCACGTCGTTCGTCACGCGCTGATATATGCCGAATGGCTGGCTTGAGCCGGTGCCGGTGATGATGAACGAATTCACGCTCACGGCCATGGCTCGGGCGATTTCAGCCATCAAGAACTCCTCGTAGTTGCTGGCAGTGTCTGCCAACAATTCCTCGGTAATGGCGAACTCGAGCGTGTCTTTGTAGAGCTGGATGGTCTTTGAGTTGGCGATGTTTGGCTCGCTGGCGGTTGCCGTTACACCTTCGCCGACGATTGCAGCCGTGGCCTTGGTTGACTGTGCAGGGACAACGACCTTCCATGTGTCAGTCGTGACGCGCTGGAAGCGGAATTGGCCAAGCAAGCTGGCATCATCACGGCGTGCAACGATGTCGCGGTTGATGGCGGTTGGCACCGAAAAGCCACCGTCGTTGTTCGTGCCTTCGGTCTGTGTCTTGACGGCATACGCCTTGGTGGCGTTGCGCAACACGTTGAACACGTCACCACGATCGTCAGCAAGTTCGATTGGGCGCTTGACATCGGCGAAGCGCTTGTAGGCTTGGTAGTACTCGTTGGTGTCGAATGGATTCTCAGCTGGTGCAGCAGGCAATGCAGCCTTGAGTTGTGGCTCGTCGTTGCGAGCGTTGTCGATGCCTTGTGGCATGGCTTTGGTCTCCTCTAATGAATCTGATTCGGTCTGAATATCGTCAGGCGCTGGCGTTGCATCAGCCATGCTCGATGCGGTGCCCTCTGCACTCTTGACTTCGGTGATGGTTCGTGGCTCTGCTGGTGTCGGCGTTAAGCTGATTTCGGCGACGTGCCAGCGCTTAATCTCATAGCCACCCTTGATTGGCTCACGAACAACGAGGTGCGAGACTGCGCCGGTGCTGAGTCCAAGTGCGCCAGCTTCGACCAACTTCATCACGTCCTTTGCGTACTGATGGCGTCGGTCAAGCTCAATCTCCACGTCGATGCCGTCATCCATTGGCTTCCACGCTTTGACCACGCCGATTTGTGACTTAATGCCACCCATCGCATGATCGTAGAACACCGGCATCCCCTCGAATGGTCGGCTTTCGCCAAGGTCGGTGTCCTTTGTGAAGCGGTCATCGGTCAAATCAAAGCCGCCAAACACAATGCCTTTGCCGCCGACCATGTAGTCGCCGATGGCCTTGACAGATTGTGGCAATGTTTTCACCGTGTCCAATGACCCCTCCTCTGCCTTCATTGTACGCATGCCGTCAAGTGCATCGACAATCTCAGCGATGCCTTGCTCCATCTGCGTGTCGCTTGGCTCTTCGACGTACTCATCACCGTGGTTATCCTCGCTGACTTCGACGTGAACAACGACGTGCAGTGCTTTGGTTTCTTCGTCGTCCATGCCGTCATCGCCGAGTGCCTTGAGTGTGTCAATGGCGCCGCTGATTTGCTTGCGTGCGGTGCGGATAAGCTTCATATCCGCTTCGCTGTGTCGTCGTGACACTTTGGCTTCATCCATGCTGTCCTCCTCTGCAATAATCTCTCTTGCCCATGCCCAACCCTCGTCACCACCCCAGCCCATCCATGCTTGCCAGCCCTTGCCACGCTCATCCCATGTCGCACCCTGCTTGTCGACCTCATGGCGTTCGAAGTACGACAGCATACGGCGAATGGTTGCCACGCTGACTGGGCGCCGGTTGGCCAACTGATTTGCCCGAGCAAGACCGACGAGGGTCATGCCTTGCATGCTTGGTGGCATTTCGGCACGCACCTCGAGTGCCATGCGTGCGTTCTCTGCCACGGCTTCGGGTGGAATGTGCGTGTCTGACTCGGCTTTGTAACCCTCGTCAGCCGTTGCGATGCGTAGGGCGGTCAAATAGTCATCGGCACTGCCACGGTCGGCGTAGCACTCAAGTGGCACGGCTTCGCCCTCTTTGAACACGCAGAACTCGCCCTCAGTCTGTTCCATGTAGTACGGCATTACATCTCCAATTCTGCAATGGCCATCTCAACAATCTTGTCGAGTGTGCCGGTGCTGATAACTTCTTCGACAGCTTCGCGCGATGTTTTCCAGCGACCTTGGTGGATTTGTGCCTGCTGATCGCCGATGACATAGTTCGCGTATGGTGCATCACTAACTAGCTGCACATCAGCGCCGGTCTTATTGATTCGGTACGATGCTTGCAGGTTTGCCGAGCCGAAGCTCTTCGTTGATGCACGCACGTACGGCACTTGAATACGTCCCTGCTTAATCATCGCCATCACGAAGCGTCGTTGCTTTTCACTGACGAAGCGCATTGAGCCGGGCGTCGGTGGGCGAGGCTTGTCTATCTTGAGCGCTGCCATGACTTCGGTGGCAAAGCCGGTCATTGCAACCTCGGTGAGCTTCTGATATTTCTCGAGGCTTACATCAGCGAGTACTTTGATGTTGACGTTCATCGCTCAACCTTTCGTATGGTGATGAATGTCGTACATCGACATCGAGGATGTGCTGGCGGTCCCTCTGCAAGGTCTGCTGGCCATTCATCTTGCGGTACTCGGTCCATTGGCGCACAGATTGGGCAATCTTCGACGATGTTGTCATTTTGCGTTGACCAATACGTCGTCGTCGTCACGCCGTTCTCTGCTAAGTACTCTTTGTACTGATTGACGGCTTGCGTTGATGCGCGCGTCATCTCAGTCACTGCGATCATAGCGGCGCGCGATGGGTCAGCGATTGGACGCAGCATGTCCGCAAC